TTATTTTGATTTCAAAAAAAATAATGCTTGCACACACACAAACGTCAAAAATAAATCGATCGTTGTTGTTTAGAATCATCACAAACAAATAACAGATTTAATATCTCATGTAATTTACGATATATCTTGAAATTTCGCACGCAAATTTATGATAGTTGTGCCCACGGTGGCTTTTTAAAGTTCGATGGGGTTTTTTGCGTTGGTAATCTTATGATAAGCCTCTTAGATTTTTTTATCAAAAACTGCTAGGAAACAATAAGTACTTCGCACACATAGCCAATCATCTGTACACCTTTGAAGTACGTAAACGGAAGCTCGTACGTTATGTCACCTATGTCTTGAAAGTGTGCAATAAGCTTATCACAATTCATTTTGCTACCGTCAATGTTAAACTTAAGGTAACCAACAGCTGTATATATAGTTAACAAATAGTCACTCATAGCTGCTCTTTGATCCACGCAACGAAACCTGGATTGTCAACGAGAATACTAGTCAAACCATTAGCCATTGAGTTTACTATAAGCTCCTCCTGCTCATCGCCTAACTTAAGTCCCTGATGATACACAACGCCATGTAGTGCTTCGTGGAGTAGTGTGTTTACTAGTTGTGCTCCTGACTCACGTGCATCTACACCTATCTTTTTTTCTTTAGCAAAGAATTCACCGCTGGCTTCATTTGATGTAGCATTAGTAGCAGTCCACCAGTCAATATCATACGACTCGTAGCCAATCTTAAGTTTCTTTAGTTTCATGAGTTCCTTTGTGTTACGTGTCCACTAGAGGAGGTACTAGTGGACTATATAAATATCTATGTTTAAATCCGGGACACCAATACGTGTACCTATTTTTAGGGGTATGTTAGCCTATGGGTAACACCTAAATTGTTAATCCTCGTGCATCTCTGAGCCTCATCTGATCCAATTTCTTTGCCTAGTTGGTCTTCCAGTGGCAGATTCCATAAATTTATCTAATTCTTGCTGCAACATGGATTCTTTGTGTTCTTTGTTAGCTCTATTAAGATCAACGTCCATAACTGACGTCCAATAGTTTACAGCCATAGCTAAACAGTCAAGTAAGTCGTCGTGTCGCAATGAGCCTTTATCTCGAGTCAATCTGCTCATTTGAAAAAACAAACGGTGATCTTGTTCATGCTTATTAAAATCTTCACGTATTAATGCATCATCTACAACAAGGCGATGTTGATTCATTACTGGCTCCAGAGTATCAACAATACGTTTTTCTTTCTGCGTATTGTGTCGTACTTCTTCAATTGAGCACGGGTGAATATCGTGTAGTATTGGTTGTAAGATTTGTAAGAACATTCCGTCACCAAAGTTACTCTCAACAACAATCTTATTAACCTTTTGTCGTTTAGCAGCAAAGCAGATGTCTTTTAGTGTATCTTCAGAATAACCTCCGTCGAGCGCGCCGAATTCCGTTAAGTACAGTAAACCGTGCAACATCTTTACGATGCAATATGCAGTCTTGTCGGCGCCTCGTCCAGACGGGTCAATAGACATTACGCTTCCTTCCCACTCTTTAAAGTCTGTAGCTACATGAAGTGGCGAGGTGTAGTAATCGCCTTTTAGTCCAACGTTTGGAATCTCTGGATCAAGGGCTTTAATTTGATCTGCACCTGATGCCCACAATACTTTTACTGGTCCTTCAGACCACGATTTGCAACCTGATAATACTATAAGATCGTTAAGCTTTAATGGATAACGATCCATATCAGCTAGCGTTGTATCAAGCATAAACTGTAAAGCAAAACCTGATCGGCCATAAGAAGCTTCTCGTTCTAGTAAGTCTACCTCATCAAAACGATTTGGATCTGTAGGCTCTTTAACTTTTTTTGATTTTGCAATAAGTGGTGACAATTTGTGACCGTAGTTTACTCGTTGTTTTTCGTTTGGGTGACGAGCAGGCCAGATGCGTGTTTTAAAGCCACGTTCTTCTAAACTATTATATAAACTAAATTCTGTTTGTGGTGTTCCTAAAAACACAACGCGTCCAACTTCTGGTTTAATGATTGCATCAAATTCTTTAATTGTTTCACTAAGACGATCACGCATTAATTGTGTCTGTGAGTTATTAGCAGACTCAACGTCATCGGCAACAATAAGATCAGCACGTGATCCTGTAAGCTGTGATGTAACACCTAGCGATTTAACTGAAGGTGCATGTGATGCTAATGCTGGACCAACATCAAACGAAATTTTAGACGATCTTTGATTTGGACCGGGTTGTAGGTGTTCTAATATTTCCATTTCGCCAATAAGTCTTTGCGTAAATGTACTAAAGTCATCTGATCTACTTTTAGATGCAGAGACCACAAGTATATTTTTTTGTGGATCTAACAATAGTTGGTGGCAAACAAAAGCCGAAGTAATCCATGATTTTCCTACGCCTCGAAAAGCTTCAATAACTAGACGTTTTGGTCCGTCTTGCAAAAAGTCTGCAATGTCATATTGTATTTCAGTTGGATCTGGCAAATTTAAGTGTTTCCAACATAAAAATAAAAAATTTTTAAAATCTTTAAGTCTAGGATCCATTAATGTTTTGCGCGGTTAGAGCTTCTGTTTACAACTTTTAAATTCTTTTTGTTGTTGTTTCTTGGGTTGCCGTCTTTGTGATCTATATCTTTACCGTCGCCTTTGCGTACTCTGCCTGATCTTGTCAGCTGTCTTCTTACTTTGTTTCGACTTGCTCTATCTTTTTTAGCTGCAGTACTTGCGTGAAACTTTCTGTATTCTGCTTTGTAATCTCTAGCCATTTTTTGTACCTACTTCATCAAACGGTAAGTCTTCAATAATATTTTTAGGAGCTTCTTGTGTTTCAACTCCGTATTGTTTTGCTATATCTAAACAAACTTTTAATTCTGTTGCTGTAAGCTCGACGCCACTAGTTAGCTTTGCGTGCGCTTGCTCAATTAGTAACGTTGTAATTTGATTTGCTTTTTGTTTAATTTCGGCCATTTAACCACTCCTGCACATTAAACCCCGGACAATCTTTTGTAGAAATTTCATTATGTCCTATAACTTTAATTCCTAAATACGTATTTTCAATTTGTTCTACTAAACGATCTAAACTTTCAAATTGTTCTTTAGTAAAATTGTTTTCTGAAGTTGTAATGTCGTCTTCAGTTACGCCACCAGCTAAACAAATACCTAACGATTTACTGTTGTAACCGTAAGCATGCGCGCCAGTTTCAGTTTCTAAACGACCATTTTCAATGTTGCCATTTCTTTTAATAAAATAATGGTAACCAATTTTATCAAAACCTTTTTCTTTATGCCAACGATCTATATCTTCAGCACTTATATCTTGCGACGGTCTTGTTGCTGCGCAGTGTATTACTAAATATTGATGATCCATTATTTTTTTCCTATAAACTTTGATGCGCCTTTAATTCCAAACGACGCACTAACAATTACACCTAATGTGTATTTGTACCAGTCAGGCGTCATAGCAAGAGCTGCAAACCCGCGCTCAACGTATTCCACAGTAAAAGGAAAAAAGCACAAGAGTAGAGGAATGCTAAACAGAATAGTAAGATATTCGTCTTTCCAACTTTCTTTGCTTCCTTTAATAGCTTCCACATCCCAATCAATTTCTCCTTTAATTTGTTGTTGTATTACTTGTGTCTCGGCTTCAATTTTAACTAATTTTTGTTTTGCTTTTGCTTTTTTAGTTTCAACTATGCCGCCAACAATATCTGTTGCTAATCCTAAAAATGGTTTTAATAATCCAAGCATGTTATTCCTTTAGCCGACCATAAAACTTTTTACTGCTATTACTAATTGCGCAAATAACATAAAACCCACAGACCATAATACGCGATTAATGGTTTCAATTGATTTTTGAATGTGTGTTAAATGATTAGTTTCTATAGTACGAATAGAATTTTCAATAAGTTTAATATTTCCATTTATTTTTTCTATTTCAACATTTAATTCGTTTACGTCTTTCATTAGAAAATAGTTACAAAAGCAATTATTGCTATTGCCGCCCAATACAGTGGTATGTTAATCATCGCAATGTTGTAAATCTTTTTTAATATTTTCATATCCATTTTATTTTTCCTTTTCTTTGTTAATACGATATACTTCAATGTGTTTTTTCATTATTTTGTTTTCAACTTCAAGTTGTCTTTTTTGATTTCTTAAATTTTGTATTTCTAAAATGTAACCACCTCGTCCGTAAATTTGTTCACACGTAAGCTGCCAAACATCTGCTTGCTCTTCCCAACGCATTTCTAATTCTTCAATGTAATCGTCTTTAGTTAATACTGGCTTATCTAATCTGCATGAGTATTTAAATTTTGCTCCAGTTAATTGTAGTGGTAATTTTATTTCATTCTTTTGAATATTAGACTCCATTTTTTTCGCCAAGCTTTATATTCCTTTTCGTTTTTCTTTTTAATATTTTTTTGTAGTGTAGTAAAAGTCTTTTCCATATAGGTTGTATTGTTGTCCAGTATTTTGGTTTATGTTGTAAATTTAATTTTTGTTTAACTTTATCTAATGGCATATCTAAATAAGATTCCCAATCAACTGCTAAAAACCATTGTGATTTTCTACCTCTGAAATAACTTTCTAATACGCATCTTATGTAAACGTATATTGGTGAATATTTTATAACTTCATAAAATTTTACACCTTTAGGATATTTGCTAGGTAACAGTGTGTTTCTCAAACTCATTAATAAAGTTGCATACAATATTGTTGCATAACTTTTACGCCATTCTTTTGCTAAATTAAATGATAAGACACAAACTTCCCCCATTGGTGATGTGTCATAACCATTAAAGAAATGTATTAAATCATGTTGCAGCATAGTTGCTTCTGCAAATTTATTAAATTTTGTGTTCTTTTTTCTAGTTGCTCTAAAAGGCACCAAGCTTACAGTAAACAAGTCTACAATGTATTCATCATTGCCAATCCATTTTTTAAATTCAGCACCAAAACTACCACTTACATATTCATTTTCTTTAACCAATAATCTAATTGGCAAGTTAGATTTGTAGATTTTTTCAGATACGGCTAGGTTGTTAAATGTTTTTATATGTTGTTTAGTATCTTTTTTATCCAGCGTATCTACAAACTTAAATATAAGTTCTAATGGTGGATTTGCGTCAGTTTGTAAATGTGTTGCGTAATTCCAAATAAATTTTAATCTAGTCCAAAGCATTTTTATATTTCCAATCAACTTTTTCAAAAGTAAATTGACCGTTGTAATTTTCATATTCAGTAAAAATTTTTGGTGTAGTTTTCCAAATACTTGTTGCCAAATTTAGCCGATAACCTTTATACACTCTGCTTATTCTGTGCATCTGTGCAGCGTCCATTAAAACAAAACGGTCTGTAACAGCTTTAATTCTTTGTACTTCGTTGTAATCAATGTTGCGAGCTGCTGTTTGTGACTCTTCTAATGTTCCTCTAGTGTTGTAAGTAGCTAGTTCTAAAAAACCACCAACACAATCATCTGATACTTTTGGATAATAAATTAAACTTTTATCAGAAATCCAGTAGTTGTTATCTATATTGTGATACTCACCAGTATCTTGATGCCATTCTAAGTGTCCTCTACCAACTTCCGTGCGTCTTGACCAATATTCAAAACCACCATTTTTATAATCATTAATATCAATTAAAGGTTGCCATAAATGCATTATAACAATCTCAACAGTATTTCTTGGTGGCTCATTCCACCACCCACGCCAATAATTGTATTCAGGCATAGTTTGGTAAACTTTAGTTTCTTCTAATTTAAAATCTAAATTTAATGCGTTATCTTTTATAAGCATATTCGCTCCATACTTTTTCTAATTTTATATTATTCCAATACACATTTTTAAAATTGTCTTTAATATCTTCATACCAAACTATGTCAGCACCTTGTTTCAAAAGTCTTTGTCTTTCAGGAATCCAAGACTCATTATACATTTTTAATAAATTTTTTTTGTGAGCTTGGTAAACTTTTTCTTCGTAAAAGTATTCTTTATCTTCTAGTTTTCCGTGATGTTTGTGGTTTACAAAAGACATATAACTACTGTATGTCCACGCATCTAAATCTTTTCTGTCTGCAATAATATATTTGTCTGCACCTTCTAAAGATTTGTTTGCCCAAAGATATTGATATTTAAAAATAATATTACTAGAAGTGTTTAATAAATTAACCCCTGATTGGTGGTCTATTATTTCATAAACTGTTTGATATTTTTTTAATGTGTTAGCCAATACACTTAACAACAAAGTACTTCCACACCTAGAAGGATTAACAATACAAATTTTCAATGTTTATTTATAAAATTCGTAAGCGTGAAAATCTTTTCCACTTAAAATTTTTATTTCTTTGTTATTTGGATAAATCATTGAGCCTTCTTTAAAAGTATGTGTTGTTGTTTCTTGTGCGTCATTAAGATACTCAACTGTAATTTCACCTTTTCCTACAAAAACAAAATGACCTTCTTTATCTTTTTGTAAAATAGTTTTAGGTTCAAATATATGTTCTTGTATTTTTGAAAACTCATCTTTAGCGTCTTTGTCTTTGTGTATATGTACTTGTCCTGAAAAGTTATAAAAACCGTCATTAAAATCAGAAAACGTATAGTTATCAAAAATCTTTATATCGTTGAAATACAATCCGTCATCTCCAATACTAAAACCAGTTAATTTATATCCATTAGATTCTATTATTTTATTTTTGTAATAGCACCCATGCACATTATTTTCATCATAAGTTAAATAACTTCCAACAGGTATATCAATATGTGTGTCGTTAATGTTAAAACTTGAGCCAAAAGGATATATGTCTTGTATGCTTAAAGATTTAAAACGTTTTGTTTTGCCAACTTGTGAAATATTAAAATTGTTTTTTCCTACAGATTTAATAAAGACTACTCTAGGTATAGGTTCTTTAAATCTTGCATTAATAATTGTAATAGCATCTCCCCATACGTCTTTGTGTAATTCAAATTTACAATACTCTACTGCTGTAGCATCAAATAATTTTTTCATAACTTATAAACTCCAGCATCTTCATCATTTGTAAATTCCCAACGTTCTTCTAATATTCCTTCTTGAGTATTTATTTCTGCTATTTTAAAATCTTGTATTCCAGTTTTTGCATCTGTTGGACCGTCTACAAACATGTGTTTGCTTGGGTCTATATTTAATTCTTCTAACCATAAATTAAACACAACATTTTTTCGTTTGGTGTGCATAGCATCCCAATTTTTGTGGTTGCGTCTTAAAAAATAATTGTAAGTATTAGCTTTAAAATTTACTGGCTCCCAAATAGTAAACATTAAATCTTCAGTTTTAATAATGTTATTCTCTATGTGTTCACACGCTTTTTCTTCGTGTACACCAGTTATTGTTTTAATTTTATAAATCATGAAAAAGTCACCGTCCAAAGATTTCCACCACTACTGGTGTTTGATTGTGTTCCGTAAGTTAAAGTAGCAAGTCCTGTCATTGCTGCCCACAAACCTGTTGCTCTATTACTTGACGAATGTACAGTAAAATTACCTATAGCAGTAGTTAGAGCTGCACTAAAACTGTAACTGCTGTAAGTAAATGTCATTGTATCACCCACTAAAAACGTAATATCTTTAGTTGCTGGAGCTGTGCTTAGATTAGCATAGTTTCCTGAAGCGGTACTCCAATAATCTGATATGACTACTCCGCCACCAACATTATGAACGTATGAATTACTAACTGTATATAATGCGTCTTTATTATGTAAATCACCCTGAACACTTGCTTGTTGCATATTAAAAGCGTTGCCTGAAGTATCATCCATTTGTTGTGCTGTCGTATTGTTTGTAAACCTGCCAACAGCTTGTGTGCCTGTTCCATTATTTCCATATCGGTACACGCCAGCGTGTCCAACTTCTGATTTACCTACTGGTTGATAGTACCACCCAGCATAAAATGTTAAAGTACGGTCAGTTGGGCTTGTATTAGAAGCTCCATAAAAATCGTCTAGCTGTATTGTTCCTGATGTTGGCACATTAGCATTATTACTGTGATTGGCAACTAAGCTACCACCTCTATAATATTCACTCAATGAATGTGGAGTTGAGCCACCGTATTCACCAACAAGAGAATTAATTGAAATACTGCCTGAAGATACAATCGTCACCTCTTACCACTCTTTCATTTTACTAACAGTTGCTGGATTTTTCTGCTCTTCGATTTGTGCATCCAATACTGCTTTCATTTCATCTTCAGTTTGTTCTGAATGTGCAATGACGCATTCTTTAGCTTCGTCTTTAGTTATGCTCTCAAAGTCTTGGTCCATAGTTTCAGAGTCAGTACCATACATACCAGCACTATACTCTCCGTCTACGGCATCAAGTCTCCAATGTATAACTTTGACTTTATTGTCTGCATCAACTTCAAAGTTTGGAAATGACCATGTGTATTCTGTTGCCATATTATTTCTCCTCTTTTAATTGTTTGATTTCTTGTTTTAGTTCTTTGATGGCTTCAATGAGATAACCAACAACATTGCCATAAGCTACAGACTTGTATTCTCCGTCATGTACTAGCTCAGGTGCAATCTTTTCAAGTTCTTGTGCAATAACACCACTTGTTAA